CGACTACCACCACTTCTATCTGATGGCCTCCATCTACACCCCTCTATAATCATAGTCTCTGCAAGTGATGGCCCTGTATCTCCCCTTTTGTGCCAACAAGATGAATCCAGTATTCCACATCGTATTGTTCCATCATCTTGTTCCATTTCTAAAATCATATGTGCTAAATCTTTAGCTAATACCTTTTTTACATACAATTCTCTGTATACAATCAACTGCTCTGATGGCGATACTGCAAACCATACTACAGCAGAAAAACTTCCATATCCATAGTCACATGCTCTAAACTTTACCCAGTTTCTAGGTATATCAAACTGGTCTATCACATGGATTTCTCTGTTAAATTCTGGAAATGCTGCACCTTCTGCTACATCCCAGTTCCCTTCAAGCAATTGTCTTCGTTGATTCTCCGGTAAAGACAACAGCATTGTTTCATAATCCCCTTGCTCTGCAAGAAATGGGTTATCCTGCAACGATGCAGGTATAAACCTTCTCTTAAACAGTGGTTCACCCTCTTTACTATGTCCTTTAGGATAGGTTAGTTCCTCTCCTGTCTCTATATTTGTAGCCCAAAAGGGTTCTCCTGCAGGTGCAGGGTCAATAAACATCTTTTTTACCCATGCATGACCTGGGCCACCTGGGTTTGTTGTTGCTCTAGCATAGATAGGTAAATCTTTTGCTGTACTTCGTAGTCGGGATCTCATATAATCCCATGCAAAAGGTGTTGCCCACTGGGTTAATTCGTCAAAACCTACCCAACTAAATGCTAAACCCTGATATCTCAGCACATCTTCGTCCCTATCTAAGTAAGAAAACCATAATCTAGCCCCATTCGGTGCTACCCATTGCATTTTTCTTTCTGACCACTTAATGCCTGGGTATATCTGGGGGTACATTTCCTGACTTTTCCAGATAAGTTCTCTTAATTCTTCTGTAGTGTGTCGCAATAATAACCCACTAAACTGGGGATGCCCCATATATCGTAGTGGATCTGCTAACATAGCATACGATTTACCACCACCTGCTGCACCACCATATAAAACTTCTCTTTCACCTGCTGCCAAGAACTTTGTCTGTGGCCCTGCATTAGGTTTAAATACTACATTTTGTTCTTCTAAACTTATTTCTTCTTTAGCAGACTCTTCTTGCACTATCAGCTTCGGCTTCAAGTCTTTTTTCTTCTTTACAACCTCTGGTTTTTTCGATTTTCTCCGCAATCTGGATGGCCTTTTCGAGCCTTCTGGCCCACTCCCTAAGTGCAGAAGCTTTGGTTTTGTTTCTGATTTCATCTTTTATTCTTTTTAACAACCCTGTATGTGATATCGACCTTCCTGTTGCTTTTGTTAGCCATCTTGCCACTTGTCTAGATGAATACTGTCTTAAATATTTCTTTGCCTTTTCTAAAGCTATCAATTCATTCGGTATAGGGTCTAACATATCGGGATCCTCCTCTGATATTTTATACCCAAATGGTACATACTTGGATCTTTTTAAATTGGGTATCTGTATAAACTCTTGATTCTTGTACGACTCCTCTGGTTGGGGCAAAATTGATAAGTTTAATCTAGGTAATTTATCCTTCATGCTATCTAATAAATTTTTTTCTGCCTATTCTACCATCTGGTTTCTTTTTTTGTTCTAGTTGTCTAGCAATTTCTCGTTTTAAAAAAGATTCTCCTTGCCTTTTATCTTTTAAAAAGTATTTAGATACACCACTAATATTACCAGATGTCGGCAAAATCTTTTTAACTAAACTTTCTGCATCTTCTATGGTTTTTATTTCTTTATTTCCTTTAGCTTTATTAAATATTTTAGAAACATCAAAATCTTTTATTGCTTCTTTTACTTGATCTGAGTTCATTATATCTCTTTTTGTAGAATTAGCATGTTTCCCAAAAAGTCCTTTTTTTGATAAATTTTTGTTTACCTCTTCACTAGCTTTTCTTTTACCGTATTTTTTTGCATAAGCAGCTACTGCTCTAACAGTAATCCCTACTAATGGTGCAACCATATCACTACTCCTTTTCTGTTTCTTTAGGTGGTAAAACCATCAAACCATTTGGTGCTTCTACCTGTATCTTGTCTGTTTTAGCTAATCCGATACGATCTAATAAATCTTTAGATGCACTCAGCTTTTCTTTCATGCCTAGCTCCGTAGGGTCAACCATGCCACTTACAAGTGACATAGCTGCCCTTGGGCCATTTCTAGCCATAAACAACTGAGTTGCTTCTACAATTTCTTCTTTCAATGCTTTTACAATTTCGGTTGTAGAGTTATTGTCTGCATATCCTGCTAATTTTTTTGCAGTTAATACATCTCCATTAGCCTCATCGAATAAAACATTTAAAAATTTTTGTTGCTTCTCAGTTAAGTTTCTAGCCATTATATTAACCTACTTTCCTGTAGCTTCTTGTTTTTTTTGCAATCCGTTTGGGTTGAGCCACAAATTGCTTACCCATTTTCCTGCCTTTGCGTTTAGCTCTAGAAGTTGCTCGA